ACAATTCAGTCTCCTTAGTAATTTATCTCTGCATGTATTTACCATACTATTCAATCAATGATAACGACCCAGTTAACTTTTGTGCTTTCTTCAATCTTTTAATAAATCCCCGGTAGGGCAATAATTGCCTAGTATCTTCGAATTCAACTGTGAACATATATCTATCTTCTTCAAAATCGAACACTGTGTGCAGAACTTGAGTATTAAAAAGATACATAGTATTTAATTGATAGTCTAGTAGCAGTGTTTTATTTTCCTGTGTGTCAACGTATGCACAAAAACTGTTTCCATGTTGTAGTAACATATTAATACCAACACCTCTTTCAGTGTCCTTGTGCAATTTATAATAGTCGCCACTTAACATTTTTGTTACGCCTATTCCTTTGATCTTTGCAATAGTATTATGAATAGTTTCTAATGTAGGGCAAAGAGAAAAGACATGATCCATAGCTAAACTAATTGCCTGAAATCCAAAGTATGGATACCACACCTCTCGTTCGAGTGCTTCTGCTAATGCATATTCTGCAAGAGGACCAGCATCACTATATAGTGTCGTATAGCACTCGATAGGTTCCATTACTTAGGTTGCTCTCCGTTGTCATCCATGTTTGCAATAAAATTGTAGTAGTGTCCCATACCGTGATCTCCTACTCCATCGATAAATTTAAATTGTTTTGCAGCTGCCCAACGGCCTCTCCATCCATCTTTAAATCTCTGCCATGGTGTTGATTTTCTAATATTGCCAAAAGTGTTTATGTATCTTAGGTGCCCTTGGTGCTGGTACCATAGTCCTGCAAAACTTGGTGGCACACTAGGGACCACATCATTGTTGTTAACATATCTAAAGTAAGGAAAGTCAATTGCCTTTAAGAACTCAACATTGCCAACTCTTGGTTGTCCAAACGTGTACAGTCCACCTTCGGGTTTAACATCCATAGCAACTAGTACAGCCATTGCTCCACCTAAACTATGTCCACATACCCAAACACTCTTGGTGTTTTTCTTGTCGTGCTTTGCTAATGCTTTTTTGATATCTGGCATTATCTTTTGATACTCACCGTAGAAGCCTTGGTGTACTTTTCCTGCTACTGGATGAGGCATTCTAAATGTATTCAAGTCTGCTTTCACATCATTTAATGCTGTTGGTTCTGTTCCTCTGCATGCAATAAGTACATCGTCTTTATCGCTCATAACATAAGCCTGTGCGCCGTCGACGTCAATGTATGTTGGCGGTAGTGGTTTGTTTAAAAACTTTTTAAGTGGTGCTAAATCTGGTATACCATTCTTTGGTTCAAATAATTGTTCCGGTGGTTGATAACATTGATTAGCGAATAATGCTAGGACCATCCCTTTGTCCTTGGTAGAATATTCTGATAATGCCATTTCTTACTCCTATGTGTTATTATAGTAATATTTATGGTAAATAGTCTTTATTTAGAAGTCGAAATAGTATTCATAAATGCTTTCGCTATTGTGTTCAACAATAGCTGCTCTATATCGCTCTGTTAGTTCCGCTGGCAGTTTGCCTGCTTTAAATCTAACAGTACCATCTGTGCCTGCTGCACTGCCATCACTAGATGAATCTTTGCGAGTGTCTCGTTGTATTTTTCTATGTTCGAGTACCATAGGAGCACGATACTTTAAATCAAATGTGTTATATATGCCCGACTGCGATGCAAGATATTTTTTTAATCTTTCAAATCCAGTGCTTTTCATAAGTGGATGTATACCACCTGGTATAATTTCTTCATATATTGTATACTTTAATCTGTGTGCCCGCCCATCCAATTCGCCTGCGTCACAATGTATTTTATATTTTTCAATAACATCTATACTAAGTTCTAATGCTTTATATATTATTTCGGGTGTGTAATATAGGATGTCTTTAACTATATCAAAATTATCATCTCTTGCTACAGCATAGTATGCCTGTGTGTTTTTCATAATAAATGAACTATTAAGTCCTGCAATGTCTAACGGGCCTTCTACTATAGGTGAATCTTTAATCATCATAGGAAGATCGCCACCTAGTACTACTGTGCCGTCTATGTTTTTAAAGGTAGTGTGTAAGTAATAAAGATGGACTGCTACTTGAGGACTCGATGTGCTATACTTTTTGCCATATGCTAAGTGGGTGTTGTTAGTAAAGAAATCATACAAGTCAATTTCTGTAATATTTAGTTTAATATTTTCTCTGTCAGTTAGCATACGAGCAGTTACTACATCATCTGTGTTTAAGGGACTACCTTTCCATGTAGTAAGATATGTGTGTGCTGTAATAGGTACGTTCATTTCTTGTAAAACTCTGATTGCAAACTGACTATCCACTCCTCCGCTTAGGCATACATGGGCATGTGTAATGTGTGCCAGTTGTTCTTTTATTAAATCCAGCAAGGTACTGTCCGTTTTAGGCTTCTTAATTGTAATGCTGAGGAACTTTTCTTCCTCATAGTATGTCATTGCTGGTGGATTTCCAAACTGAATCATAAAAGATTTCTAACTCCGTTAAAGATGATAAATATACTTAATACATACTTATGGAGCTAAACCGAATACAAATTCGTTTTTTGGAGCAAAACTAAATGGCAAACTACATTATATCACTAGACTCGTCAACTTATGCAAGTGCAGGGGCGGCAGAACTAGCAATTACAAACGCAGGACTGGCAATAACTAAAACTTATACTTTTCCTTTAACATACGGAGTATCAGGAACAACCAGTCAAGTCTCAGGACTTGCAGGGCTTGCTGAATCTTCTGAGAACGGAACGGCATTAACTAGTACATTGGACGCTTTTACAGCTGAAGGAGGAACGTTGAGTGCATCACACTTAGACACTACCGCAATTAACCCAAACTACCAGTACTATTGGCATCCATTAGATACTACATTAGGTGCAGGTCAAACTATTTACTTAGTAGACACTGGATTTGACGGTGGTCATGAAGTTTTTGGACAGACACCGCGTGTCACAGACTTACATAGTGCTCCTAACGCAACAGGCTATGTCGACACTGACGGTCACGGAACTAAAATGGCATCCTTAATAATAGGATCCTCGATTGGTACTGCAGGTGCCGCAAATATACAAAACGTTAAGATGTTTAATGACAATACTACAGCATTTACTGCTGGTGATGTCATTGATGCATTGGAAGCAATTTTAGTACATCATAGAGCAAACGATGCCGCTAAGCCAAAAATTGTACTCTTTGCTTGGTCCATGACTAAGAACGCATTAATTGATTCTAAACTTAATGAAATGTTAGCAGAAAACTTAATGCTAATTGCTTCTGCAGGTAATGCCGGTAACGGTGTTGATGTTGATACAATTACACCGGGTGGATTAGATACTATTACAACTGTTGGAGCACATGATGAAGTATTGGAGGTAGCAACATTCTCTCAGATGCCAATCATTGATTACGTTGATGATGACGTGACTCCATTTAGAAGAGGTTTAGTACAAAACGCAGCCAAGATTGATATCTTTGCAATGGGCGTTAACGTATGTACAGCTGACGTAGCAAACGTTGCGAACTATGTACCATCAACAGGAACTTCAGTTTCAGCTGCAATGGTAGCAGGTATTGCTACACATTACATGAACTTGTATTCAAGTACATCTGCAGAAACTATTAAATCATACATAGTAACACGTGGTAACGAAATGGCACGTTTGCCTAGGTCGACATCTACTGCTGAAAACTACAAAACAATGCTCAGTTACGACAACTTAACTTACCCTTCAGGTAAGATTGCAGAATATAACAAAGTAAGTTTATCAGTTCTATCTTGCCCGATGACATCAGAAGTAACATTTACTAATATACCATCAGGAAGATTGTTAAACGTAGCACATGGTTCAACTACCACTGTTAACATTGGCTTACATGCTGATGCTACTGATATAGCGGTATTAGACTTCAGTCCTTTACCACCATGGATGGCATTTGATATAGCAACTGGTATTGTTACTGTTACTGCAACTACAGCAGCTGGCTGTGCAGCAAGTTTAGCACCAGGTGTTTATCACTTTGCTGTTAAAGGAACAATGGCTACTAAAGTTTACGTTGAAGAATATTCAATTGGCGTATATGCTACTGCAGAATCAGAGCTAAATACATCAACAGAATACTACTACGATGACGATGAAGAAGATTACGAAGAAGTAATACAATATTCAGCATCTACTAACAACTTTATCAAATAAGTTAAACTTAATTAGAAGAAGGTACTAAATACAATTGGTACCTTTTTTTATGACTATAGAAAACATACGAATAGACACAACAACACACAGTAGCGTTTTTAATCCGCTAAGTGCCGCTGGCCAATGGCTTTGTTCTACGTTTAAGTTTAGATCTATAGGCGATATTAATATGTCGTATTCTACCCTAGTTGAAATAACCCAAGACCTCCCAAACTTAAAATCTATTACCATGGATAATGAGTACGGTGATGCACTAGAGTGGACTAATCTTACTTCGTTTGTGCGTGTTATGACAATACAAGGTGTTTATACTATAATAAACACTTACGGCATGGCTAGTAATAGTGTAGTACAAAAGATAAAAGATGCAAGTTGCCTATATAAAGAACAAGATGCAAGTATAAAGGTTATTTTCAATATTGATGGCATATACGAACAGTGCGGTAAGGTGTTCTTAGGTGCTGAGTGGAAGCAAATTAAAGAAAACATTATAACTGTAGGCGATAAATCACACATAAAGTTTTATAAGTTTAAGCATAACGCACACCAACAAGCCGCTATAGAACATTTTTGCAGGGCAGTTGGTGCAAAGTTTGAAGTGTTAGAAGATCCGTTGTTTGGCAAAAAATGCTTTAGTATAATATCTAAACAAGGCAAATGGTTATACGATATTCATCCTGTTGGCTCTAAGCAACCAACACTAGCTCAAACCGCAGTAGGATGGAATCTATTAAAAACAAAAGTTAGAAAGATAAAAGGTACATCGATTGACGAGTTAGATTACTTACCTGTGCCTATTAATGCAACAAATTTAGATACAGATGATATTATTAATATTACTATCAAAGGGCATGTAATCAAAGGATCAGGCAGAGCTCAAATGTTTAGTTATGCATTATGCAATGATTGGAATTATGAAGAAGTAGATATTAGTGACAAGTATAACTTATCAGTTATGCAAGAACTAGCAAAGTTTGCAAGAATAGATTTGACTACTATAAATATTTACAATAGTAATATTACTGATATATTAGAAGTTATTTAACTTACTTTAACAGTCGACGACCCACTTGAAACTGAATGTCCGCATGTAGCAACTGTTCCTTTCATAGCAGGTATACCACCGTCTGCTAGTACTGTACTAGCACCAGCTGAAACTAATGTAGGAGCAGTATGAGGTGATTTACCGTGTGCAGCAACCTTATCTCCTATTAACGAAACTTTTTTACCATCAGCAAATACTGTGCTTGCGCCGGGTCCTAGTATTATACCTTTTGCTGTATCTGTTTTTACTCTTGCTATGTCTGCCATAGTATTATTTATCCGTTTATAATTAGGCTAGTTAATAGAAGTAGTCCACTAATAGTACCTAAGAAGAAAAATGCAACTAATATTGCAAACCAAACTATAGCAAGTGGCTTTATTTCAAACTTACCTTCGGACTTTTTACCTATGCCTATTACTGCTTTAATTGCGTCTGCTATCAAAAGAGCTATCAATAGAGTACATCAGTTAATGCAAAGGATATAAGCATTAACCCAAACACTGTAAGTTGTATAATTGCTGGAACCACTACAAACAGTTGCATTGCACTGAAGTCTCCCTTCATAAAGAAGTCAGTCTTCATCCATTCATCTACTTCTTCTGGTGTTGCATCTCTAACGTCCATGTATATGCTCCGGGTGAAATTATACTTCTTTTATTTCTACTTCTTCGATGTTAAGTGCTTCATAGTCTGCCTTGCTCTCATCGCTTGCTTTACAGACGCTTAAAATAGCTGACAAGGGCATAGTAACCTCTTCAGTCGGCCCTGTAAAGATGTAAGGAATTAGTGCTAGATCTGCACCATTGATAACTACTATTTTTGGTTCGCCAACAGTAAACAAGCCTTCGTCCTTATTGACGCCATACAGTTGTGCAAGTACTTCGATACCGCTAATTAATTTAAGGGTAATAACTTCCCCTGATAGATCTTCTAAATTATACATGTGTGTCTCCTAAAGGGTCATTCCCTTAAATGTGTCGTGTGTTACGTCTTGTTTCGTGCCGCCACTAACGTAACTTGTTATTTCAGTTTCTTGTGGAGCAACTTGTACGTCACTGCCTCCAATCCACTTTTGTGTCCATGGTAATGGATTAGAACCTGCTGTGTAAACTTTCTCTAAGCCAATGTTAGTCATGCGTTTAGCTGCAATCCATTCTACATACTGTTCTAGTAACTGTGCATTTAATCCAATAATACTACCGTCTTTAAACAAGTACTTTGCCCATGCTTTCTCTTGCTCTACAGCATCAATAAACATTTGCTTTGATTCTTCTTTTGTTTCTTCTGCAATCTTTGCAAAGTCTTCATCTTCTTTTGGTAATAATTTTAACATGTGCTGTGTACTTGCTAAGTGAACATTCTCATCTCTAGCAATTAACTTAATAATTTTTGCATTGCCTTCCATCTTTTTAACTTCAGCAAACGCCCAACTACATGCAAACGATACATAAAAACGCACACCCTCTAGGATGTTTACGCTCATTATGCACTTCCATAATTTCTTCTTGTGCTCGTATAAACTATACTTTGCACTGCCTTTACGCATTAGATCGTTATACTCGTATAGGTCGTTATAGCATTGTGTGATACTATCAGCACAATCTGCAATCTCTTCGATACTGCTCATCTCATCAAAAACCTTGCTCGGGTCAGGATATATATTTCTGATAATATGTGTGTAACTTCTGCTGTGAATAGTTTCACTGAATGCCCAAGTCTCAATCCAGGTTTCTAATTCTGGTAGACTAACAATAGGCAAGAACACTAAGTTAGGCGAACGCCCTTGAACACTGTCTAAGAGTATTTGTCTTTTTAAGTTAGATGTAAAGATGTGTTGCTCATGTGGCTCTAAATCCTTAAAGTCTTTGGCATCTTTTACGATATCAACTTCTTCAGGTCTCCAGAAAAATCCTAACTGCTTGTCAGTGAGCTTTTCAAATTGACGATACTTAATTGTATCGTAACGTTGCATACACACGCCACCGTTAGGGTCAAGAAACATTTTTGCTTCCATGTGGTTATACGCTTTGTTTGTGTTTAGTACTGATTTCATATTTTGCAATTCATGTGTTCCTTCAGTTAATTCAATAAAATACCTGGCTTTAGATTTTGCAGGACTCGCAATCCTCTTCATCTATTTCGCTAAGTTCTAATGCCTCGGTTGTATCTAGTTCTCCTTGACCATCGTTGGTGTTATTGTAATACAATTGCTTTCCGCCGTATTTGTAAAATGTAATTATATCTTTGATTAGTACACTCATTGGTACCTTTTCATCTTCAAAGTGCTCTGGGTTATAACTTGTATTGACACTAATACCTTGGTCAATATACTTTTGTAGAACAGCCATAATCTTTAAATAGCCTTCTGGTGACTTCTGATCCCACAGTAAGTCATACTTGTTTTTAAGTCTAGGGTAGCCTGGCACTACTTGTTTAAGTATACCATGCTTGCTTTGTTTAACACTGATGTAACTGCGTGGCGGCTCAATACCGTTTGTGCTGTTACTAATCTGTGCTGATGTTTCTGCTGGCATAAGTGCCATTAGTGTTGAGTTACGGATGCCAGTTTCTTTAAGTTGCTTACGCAATCCTTTCCAATCTTGTCTTTCTTTGTGCTTAACTAATTCGTCTACATCTTTCTTATATGTTTGATTAGGTGTAATTCCTTGTCCGTATTTTGTTTCTACGGTACCAGGGCATTCGCCTTTTTCTATTGCCAAGTCTGCACTTGCTTTAATTAAAAAGTAACTCCATGCTTCGGCCCATTCGTCTACTAACTCTAAGTTAGGATCTTGATATGTTGAGTCATTCTTTGCTAACCAATATGCAAAGTTAATAATACCAATGCCTAACGGTCTACGTTTCATTGTACTTAACTGTGCCGCTAGTACTGGGTAACTTTGGTAGTCTAAGAGTGCGTCTAAGCCCCTTACAGCAAGATTACATACTCGCTCCATCTGTTTGAAGTCTTTAATAATACCCCAGTTAATTGCACTTAAAGTACATAAACTAATCTCTCCGTCAGGGTCATTAATGCTAGTTAAAGGCTTAGTAGGTAAGTTAATTTCACAACATAAATTACTCTGCTTAATCGGTGCAACATCTTCTCTAAATGAACTATGCGTATTAGCATGATCCACATTCATTAGGTAAATTCTACCTGTATCTTTTCTTTCAGTAGCAAATGCACTAAACAAATCCATTGCTTTAATAGTCTTCTTCTTAATACGAGTGTTACGTTCAGCACATTCATATATTTCTTTAAACTTGTCTTGGTCTTGGAAAAATGTCTCATATAATCCAGGCACATCGTGTGGTGAGAACAATGTAATATCTCCGCCAGTTAGCAGTCTTTCGTACATTAGTTTGTTAAACTGTACACCATAGTCCATGTGTCGTACACGATTCTCTTCAGTGCCTTTGTTGTTCTTTAATACTAGCATGTCTTCAATTTCAGCATGCCAGATGGGATAGTATAATGTGGCTGCGCCGCCTCTTACTCCACCTTGTGAACAACTTTTTACAGCACTCTGGAATAGTTTATAGAAGGGGATAACTCCTGTGTGGGTTGCATCTCCACTCCTAATAGGCGAGCCAATTGCTCTAATACTACCTGCACCAATGCCAATGCCTGCCTTTTGGCTAACATACTTAACAATAGCACTTGTAGTAGCATTAATGCTATCTAAACTGTCATCTGTCTCAATAAGTACACAACTACTAAACTGTCTTTGTGGTGTACGCACACCGGCCATAACAGGTGTAGGTAAACTTATTTCAAATGTACTAATTGCATCATAGTATGTTTTAACATATTGTAGTCTTGTTTCTTTGTCATACTTACTAAACAATGTCATAGCAATCATTATATATGCTACTTGCGGTGTTTCAAATATCTCACCAGTTGCTCTGTTTTGTACAAGGTACTTACCACGGAATTGTTCCATAGCCGCATAAGTTAAACCCTCATCTCTGTCGTGCCTAATGTAGTTACTTAGTTCGTCAATTTCGTCTTTTGTGTATGCTATTAAAATTTCTCTATCGTAGAAGCCTTTCTTAACATTTTTATCTATAATATCACATAAGCACGGTGGGCTAAATTTACCGTATACTTGTTTACGCAAATGATAGTTGATTAGCCTGCCTGCTACATATTGATAGTTTGGTGTTTCTTCGCTGATTAAATCTGCGGCACTTTTGATAAGTGTCTCTTGAATATCAGTACTAGTAATCCCAGTGTACAACTGTATCTGGCTGTTAATTTCTACTTCACTAGGACTAACGCCTGTTATGCCATCGCAGGCATATTGTACTACCTTGTGCAACTTATCTATATTAATGTCTTCGAGTTGCCCAGATCGTTTTTGTACTTGCATGTGTTCTTCCGTTGTCTGTTTGTTTCTAAATTTGTTTAGTGTAGTATTTACCAGAAGCAAATTATACATTAAAACTACGTTAATGTCAACTGAAAAGTGAGGAAGTTTTAATCTTATGTGAGTTAAATCGTGTGCTATTGTCTATAACGTATTGTAGGCTTGCAGTCTCGCCTGGTATGAAATTATAAGCCACTTGTTCATGAATTAGCACTAGTCCATCATTTCCATTTATATGATTACTTATCACTTCAAAGTACAATTCATCAGCTGTTATGAATCCTTTGTTGGCTAATGTTGCCGCTAATATAAGGGTGATTCCGGATTGGCAAAAATAGCCTTCAGATACTATTTCGAACACATTAGGCCAGTCCTTGGGAGTATAATAATCTATGTACCTAGGTATAGGTTTGATGTCAGCGAATGCTTCTAATAAAGGTTCTACAGTTAGATACTCTGCCTGCCTAACTGCTCGCCAGGCATTCAACCGATCCGATGACGTTTGGTTTTTGTTAAACATATATTAAACTAGTAACGTTAGTCAGCCCATCTTCTTACGATATATTTCACTGTTACCGATGTGGCAGGAGTTAGTGTATTACTTACTGTTATAGCTCCGTTTTCACTAGTGAAGTTTGCTTCAAAATTTACATTACCTGTTAACGTACCTGAACGTGCATCTGTGTAATTGTCTGCAAATATAACATCGTCAATGGTACTATCACCTGAGTATGTTAACGTACCAACACGCCTATAACTACCTAAACCTGTTGTGGCTTGCATACTGTATTCTACAAATTGCGTGTTGACAGGATTAGCACCACCAAACGGTATATCTAATTCTGACACTGTTGTATTGCCTGTTAGTATGGTTAATTGCTCTGGAGCAGTATATGCTGTTATTGCTGTACCTGCCGCTAGTGCTTCTGATGTGAGGAACTCAATGTTTGTTTTAATATTCATCAATCCTCTGATGTCAGTGTTAACTGATTCAAAGTATAGATTGTTTAATATTCTAGTAAAATCTCTTGCTTGGGTTCGTTCTTCGAAATTCATCTCACCAACTGCGCCGTTGATTTTGGTATCCCATTTAGCAGGGAAATGTCCGTTACCCGGACTTGCTGCTTCAGCACTGTTAAATTCTGTGTTTACATATATAGTTGAGAATATGTTTACATCATCGTACGCCTTTGTTGCGAATAGCCAATCTTCTAATTTTGCTTTAACAGTTGAATCTGTACGATCGTATTCGTCTGCTGTGAGACCTAATGCTGTTACTGTGTCCGCTGTATCATTATGTAATGCAAATTTAAATGGTGTTTTTTGTACTGCTTCAGAGTGAGTAATATACATTTTATTAGTCTCACCAGGAATAGTAGAAATCTTAGGCCATAAATTAGCACCGTTAACTGTTGTTTGCACTGCTACAGATGTACTAGCTGCTGATAGATCATATGATGCAACTGGTGTTGCTTCGATTGTTGCACTTGACACAATTGGTTTAGATGTTAGTGAGGTTGAGTTAGCACTTGTACTATCGGTAGTAGCTGTTATAAATGTATTACCTGTAACGGCATTAACAACATGATTACCCGATAATCCACCAGCGCCGGAGGCGAGTACAACACTATTGCCTGTTAGGTTACCGTGCCTTGGGCTTTGTATAACTACATTACCTGCTACGCCATCTTTGTATGTTACAAATGTTAATAGGTTTAAGTCAGCACTCGAGCTATAGTCTGCATAATCTTTTGCAACTGTAATTGTATTATTTGTTGAATCAATAGCAGTAACATTTCCTTGGGTACCGGATAGTTGTGATGAATCTGTTGCATGGTCATATAAGAAATAAATAACATCATCAATTTCTGTGTTTTCAACATTTTCAACTGAGATTTTAATGTTACCACTGTCATTAGCAACCGTTGATATTTGTCTTGTTATACTTGAAGCATTATTTGGTAATGTTGCAGTTATTGTTGCGCCGGCCGATGAATATGCTGTTACTGCTAATACTTTACCAGTTGACAACCAGTCGTTGCCACCTTTAACATATACATGATTGTAGTAACCAGCTGGATCGTAATCTCCGTCACTGTCAATTGAATAACTGCCTGTTAATAAATTTCCTGCTAACGCAAGAGAACTTGCGCCTGCGGTTGATACAACGCCAGCTCTGGCTGTATCAGTTTTTGTTAAGTATAATGTGCCCAATGTTTCTGCATACGAAGCAGTGTTTGGTGTATGCTTTACATCGGTTGCAACTTGAATATGCTTAAACTGCATACCAATATAACCAATGCCAATTCCGCCTGCAACTCTAACATTGTCATTAGATAGTTGCCTATAAGTAGTTATTCCTTTGTCTGAGTAAAAACCAGGCTTGCCTGTTTTACCGATTGTGGTATTTCCTAGAGCTTCAATAATTGCTGTGTTAGCATAGTATGATACTGAAATTTCATCAGCACCACTCGGCGATGTTCTAAGTGAGAGCGTGTGGGTATTAGCTGCTGCTGCAAGGGTACCTGTCTGTGAGAAAAAGTAATCATTACCGGATGCTATTGTGGCTACATTAGATGGACTAAGTGCTGTACCGTTTTTGAGAACTGTTAAATCTGTAGGTACAAAAGCATCACCTGTTATGTTGTTTTGGAAAGCTGCTGTACTTGCAATGTTTGTAAATACGCTACCAAGCCTTCCGTACTCATTTGCTTCAGAGGATGTTGCAACATTAGTTGCTGGTGTCCAACTTATACTATCTGTAACACCATCGAACTCACCTTTGTCGTATACCTTGTGAGGCACAATGAATTTAATCATTTGCACATTGGCTAAATTTGCTGTAGTACTCTGGGCACTTGCAGTCTTTTCAAAGTTGCCTGTCTTATTGTAAATGTCAGATACAGCATCGGTTGTGTCTGCACCAATATAAATTTGTCTGCTATCTGTAGCAAACCCTATTTCACCTGGTCGCAACGGCTTAGGGAGGTCTTGTTTCTGACCTCTGCGTTGTTGCATTCGTACGATTTTTGTTGTTTCTTCTGCCACTGTTAAGCCTCTCTTATTACTTAACAGTATTTATCACTTTGAACTAACTAAACTTTATTATAATAGTCCGCTAGTCTTCTTGCCCATTTAGTGCAGTATTCTTCAAATTCGTCGCCTTCTATAACAAAGTCTTTATAGTTAGCTTCACGGTCTACCATTAGGATGGCAACCTGCTTGATGTTTGTACCAAACATTTCATTATGTGCAAGTGCGTATGCACATCCTTGCATAAAGTAATCTTCAATCCACTCACGTTTCTTGATCTTTTTAGAAGTCTTGAAGTCAATAATACTTTCAACACCGTTAAACATACCCACAGCATCGCTTGTACCTGCGTATAAGCCTTTTGCTAACAGAGCTACTTCAACACCCCATATCTCATCTACTTGGCTTAACCCTTCTGCAATCATTACATTTAGCATGTCTCTAGCCATTACGCTTACAACATTATTACCTTTGATTTCGTAATCTTCTACTAGTACATACTTTTCTAATGCATTATGCACCTTAGTGCCTAGCCCAGCGGCTTCTTGACTGATGCGAGTAGCTTCAGCATCGCCTACACGTTTACGCCAATTAATAAGAGCTGTCTTATCACCGGTATCCGAAAGCACCGTAGTTACACTAGGTACTGGTTGATTGTCTTCGCCGGTGTACTGGCGTTGTCCGTTTTTTGCTGTTACTCTTTTAAGAGTTGGGTAAGTGAACTTTTCTACTAGCATGTAATAAGCCTTTATAATTTAAACAATAGTATAACACATAGTGATATTGTTGTCAATAAAAAAGGCATATAAAAATGCCTTTTGTTTCAATAACTTACGTTATTACCAGCTAACATTCCATTGTAATGCAGTTGCATTGTCAGGATCTGTGATAATACTAACACCGTAGCCTAACTTAGTGAAGTAGTTTTTTACATAGTTAAGTTGATCTAGTTTAGTCGGATCTGTTGTAATGCTGTTATATACATAGTAGTACACATTACTGTTAGTCATTGTAGAATTGTTTACATTTGCGTAAAGCACACCAGCATCAACATTAGCATATACTGCGTTTTCAATAGCAGTTACTTCGTTGTGGATCACAGTATTATTTCTAGTGCTGCTTCTTGCTGTTTTAGCATTTATGAATATGCCGGGCATGTTATACTATCTCCGTATTCATTGCAGTTGTTGCGGCACCTTTTGCTAAATCAGATACTGTGTCTGCCGCTGTTTCGTCATCGCCTGTGCTTATTTCTGCAGGTAATTGATTGTTAGGTTTAATTATATCTCTGTTTACACTACTGGCATGTCCGCTCTTATCAATTGCTGTAATAAGTTCGTCTGTTGTAGTAACATAGCCTTGCTTGGCTAATAATGATCTAAATTTTTCAGTAGGAATGTCTTGTACACCTTTGGCTGCTAGTTTTGTTAGCAAATCTTGCACTGTTAGAATTAAGTCGGAAAAATATCCTTCTGATATTACTTCGTTGATTAACATTTTAGACCTCTACAGGGTTTCTACCTAGTGGCTCTTCTTCAGGCCCAGCTGCTGCAGGTTCATTAACGTCCATTACTGGCTCTTCTAATCCTACGTCTGGTGCGCCGCCTAAATCAGCAGTATCACCTAATCCCATATCATCTGAGCCTACAACTGTACCTGCACCAATTAATGTTGCTATAGAATTATCAAGTCCTAATTTAGCACCTTTAGATGATTCAATATATGTTCCTAATAAGCCTTGAACACTGTCTGCAAAAGTAGCTGCTGCTTGAGCACCCATTTCGCCACGCATTTGATCTGCAATTGCTGGTAAACTTTCGTTCATCATACGTCCAATTTCTTCAACATGATCCTGGATGTCATCTGCTAATGCTCTTACTGCCATTACAACTTCTGCTTCTTCTACTGTAGTGCCTTCGACTTCTTCGTTAATCATATCGTCTACGATAGAGTCAAACATTGTTCCTTCATTTTTCTTTTCGTCTTCTTCGCCAGTGACGTCAAACTCTTTTCCGCCTACTGTAAATTTCTTTTCGCCTTTTGCAATAGCGTCTCGTCTAGCACCAGTAAATTTGTTTTGTTCTGCTACTTTAGCACCAAACATTTTAATACCGCTACCAACTGCATCTTCTTCTAAACCGTTTAAGAAACCAACAACTGCATCTCTGCTTTTTTCTGTTACTTTAGCAAAAGATTCTAACTTCTCTTCAATTGCTTCTAGGCTTTCTGTACCTGATAATTCAACACCACACTCTTTAGCAAGTTCTCTAAGCAACGAATCGTTAAGGTCTGTTTCTGGGATATACTCGCCTTCCTCTTCAATACTTTCATGCTTACTGCCACATGATTCTACATAGCTTTTTGCTGCTGAAAGGATAATTGGCATAACGTGTTCGTCATCATATGCAAAACGTGAATCCATTCTGTATTGATTCATGCACTCGCCACAAGCCTCATCCATTGTGTAGCCACTGTCCATTAAACTGCAAACACTTGCGTTGATCATCTCTTTCATGTCACCATGTGCAGGTGATTCAGCATAGTAGCCTTCCGCAATCATAGTTTCGACAACATCCTTGATGCCTAAAAACTTTGCGTATTCTGGTTTTTGCTGAAACTTAGTGTTATTACTTTTTATTAGATTTATACTTTTTAAAGCAGTTTCTAATAAACCGTTTAACTTTGCTTTCCTAGGAAATCCAGTAGTCTTTAAAGACACACCGAATTCTTCCTTGAGCATTTTATTAACTTTGGCAATTCTACTTGCGCCTTTTTGATTGAATTCTTTTAAAAACATTTTTTTATTTCCTAGGTATTAAATTCTCTATTACTGTTATTTATCATCTTTGTACACTTTTAGCTAAACCGTTTTAGTTCTTCTTTAGTATAATTAAACTTACATATGGTATCAAGCAGTCTTGCTTCTGTTATTTGTAGCTTAGTAAAGTCTTTTGTGGTTTTGATAGTGTGCCTATAGAACATAATGTCATTTCTACATCTAAAATATTGAGTTATTAAGCCTTCTAATTTAATTTTATTTCCTAAACTCACAGCTAAACCTTTGTTACGCAACCTACATAAGTAAGAGGCAACACATTTCATAGGTAATTCTGACGCCACAATAGCTTTTGATATATGTTCTTGTATTACAAAGTGATCATCTTTTTTAGTTACAACATAAACGCCTTTCTTAGCAACGTTCTTTGCTATAGTATCTAACTGTTTTGTAAGTTTTTGTTTGTTCATACAGGTATTTATGAACAGATGTGCTAAAGTTTTTGTTTTGCTGAGTATAAAGTATAACACTCAGACCCATTTTTTACTTCTTTTTGAAAGATATTCTTTTTATGCATCTCATCTGCAAGGTGTGCATCACGTTCTGATAGCTCTGCTGTGGTTAATTTACCAAGTGTTTCTACCTGAGCATATAGCTCTGATTCAAACTTGTTAATTAAACTTAACTGATTGTCTTTACATTTAACTGCTCTCATACTAGTATTTACCTAATTTTTGCATAGTTAACTTTGCAATGTCTAACTGTGTTTGAGGACCAGTATGTATCATATCTCTAGCCCAGTCTGAAGGAGATATTTCAGATAATTGCGTTACAACTAAAGGAATGCCTCTGGCTTTAGCAATTAATTCTAATGTTTTTATGTGCATATCATAATTTATTTGCGAAGTAGAAGTAATTATATCTATATACTTGTTTATGGTATCAGCATCTAATTCAGATGATGTTTTTTCTAACAACTCTGTCCTCATAGTTGATACTAAGTAAAAATCATCCTGCACCATTGCAACATGTGTTCGACCCATAGGCGGTAAAAGTACAGCTATGGCTGTTAAGTTAGGCAAGTCTTCGTCTAAAAAGTTTAATGCATACCATATGCTTGTCTCTAATGAGCATGCAGGAGTTCCTAAATTATATGTAGTCTCACCTGTAAGTTCAGCAAGTTGTGATGGCCAAGATTGATTAGCATGTATTCCTGAGCCATATGTATGACTACAACCAAAACATGCTATGCCTGGTGCATCACTAAAATGCGTATCACGGAAGCCTTGCTTGTTTGTTTTATACCATACATCAACAAGTTGATCAGTACTGTTATCCCACCAGCTATAAAATTTAAGTTGTTTCTTTTGTCTGTTAGAAAAACCAGTTTCGTTCATTCTAAATTCGTAAGGATGCCAGTTACATACGTTGTAGTCATCTTCTTGGAATTGTTCAATGCCCATTGCACTGAGTTGTTGATTGTTAAATCGATGTATATACGGAGCAGTAGAACTATGCTCAATTGTTTTCTTTATTGTGTCTCTGCTTGTTTTAAGCAGTTCCTGCTTGTCTAAATGCTTGGCGGTAGGCCCATGCATTTGAGACCAACGGTCATCTATTTTTGCCATCTATGTTACCTGTTCTGTGTGTTAAATGTTTTGCTGATGTCTTGACTTTTTAGACTTGCCGTATCCACCTGTTTGTAGAGTAGCCTCGGCATGCATTGCTGCCATGTGCTTGTTATATTTCTTAGTACCTTTTTTATGTGGGCTCTTACCTTCTCTGTGAATGTAGCCATCTTCTTCACCAGTACCACCACAAGCATCACAGCCTTCGCCTTT